ACTTCAACATGTTGGACAGCCTATGTGCTATAACTCCGGGTACTCTGCGGATGCGCCTTGGCGAAACGCTCCACCGGAGACTACGCCAAATTTTGGCAGAGTAATGGCGCAACACCAAAAAGAAAAAATTTCTACAACTTTGAAAGAGTTTTATGCTGCGGATTATTTTAATCACCCTCGTGTTGGTAAGAAACACACAGAAGAAGCGCGGCTAAAGATTAGGCAGAATAGAACCCCTACCGCAGGGGAAAATCACTATCGCTACGGTAAAACGCTTTCTGAAGAAACAAAACAAAAAATTGGTGACACACAACGAGGCAAGCCAAAAGCAGAGGGGCGTAAAGTTTCAGAAGAGGGCCGTTTAAAAATCCGTGCAAATATTGAAGCAAGGCGTAGCCACATGCACTGGCTAGGGCGTAAACATACTGAGGAATCGAGGGAAAAAATGAGCAAAACTGTGTTTGCAATGCCTGACGGGATTCTATTTCCAAGTCTTACAGTCGCACTTAAGTATTATGGGATGACAATGCCAACACTTCATCGTGCGTTAGTTTCTGGAAAACCTTTGTCAAAAGGCCGTTTAGCGGGGTATAGTTTTAAGTATGGTGGGGTCGATTCAAAACCTACTGAAAACGATTTAGCGTTGATTCGCGCAAAGCTTATTGACACGACCTTCACAACCTGATATAAACCATTTATCTGGGAAACCAGCTTGCTAAACTGACCCAGCAGACGATGCACCGATTAGCAAGCGACTTGTGCATAAGGAATTATCATGGCAGTTTCAACTACCCAAGCCATTTGGCGATCTGGCGGTGGCGACCAAACACGCACCGCATACTGTGGCACTCCTCTCATGGTTGCCGAGTTTTATATCTCCGGCGCATCCGCTAATAGCGTAGCCGTTCAAGTTTCTTCTACTAACACCGCTCCAGTAATTCTTCCTGTTGGCGCAGTTGTTACTCAAATTAACGCTCTGTGCGCTGCAACAGGCGGCACAACCCCCACGTTTGATATGGGCTGGATCGGTTATTCCGATACGTCAGCTTCTGATGACAATGGGCTGGTTGCTGCGGCTGTGGCTACGACGGGTAAGCTGGTGATTGACTTTGCTTCTGCTACCGCAGGGGACGACATGAACACCATTATGTCTGCTACCCAGATGGTTAAGATTACTGGCGGCGGTACGACAGGTGATGCTCCTACAGGCGGTTCAATCACTGGAGAAATCTTCTACTACGTCACCGATCCATACCTCGGTCAGCAAAACGTCTAATGACGGAGGCCAATTATGGCTATGCAAACAGACGTTCAAGCGATTTCGCTAGCGGCTTCTGGTGATATTAGTGCGTACCCAACCCGTGTTCGCGGGTTGGTTGTTGAGCCAGGAGGTTCTGTCGGCAGTGTGATTATCAAGGATGGGGGTTCAGGTGGTACGACCCTGTTTACGATTAACACAATTGCTGGTGGAGAAACCTTCAATATCGTCATCCCTGCTCAGGGAGTCCGCTGCGAAACAAGTGCGTACGCTACGCTGTCTAACGCTAAAGTGACGGTGTTCTATGGCTAAGTCTCCGGCGTGGCAACGCAAAGAGGGTAAAAACCCAAAAGGTGGTCTTAATGCCAAAGGCCGTGCTTCTTACAATGCTGCAAATCCCGGTAAACCGGGGCTAAAACCTCCTCAGCCTGAAGGTGGTTCTCGCCGGGATTCTTTTTGTGCTCGGATGAAAGGGCATAAGAAAAAGAATACTTCAGCAGAGACAGCAAAAGACCCTAACAGTAGAATCAATAAGGCGTTGCGGGCATGGAAATGTTGACCTGTACTCGCTGTAAAGAGGAAAAACCAGAAACAATTGAGTTCTTTCCACCCCATAATAAAAAGCGTAACGGTTTAGATAGCTGGTGTCGTAGCTGCCGTGCGTCGTATAGAAATGCTAATTGTCGAGGAAAGTTTCGTGCTGTAATCACGGATGAAGCTTTAGCAAATATAAAAGCAACTGTTACGGAATGTGTAATTTGTGGAGATGGTGGGCCTTTGGTTGTTGATCACGATCATGTAACTGGAGAAGTAAGAGGTATGCTTTGTAGTCATTGCAACCGGGGTTTAGGACATTTTCGAGATGATCCAATGTTGTTAGAATTCGCGGCGCAATATCTCTATGCTTCGTCTGACGCCCCTGAATGGGATGCGTATAGAGCTAAGGTGGAGCAATGTTAAATGGAAACAAGTACGCTTGTTTGGAATTTGGTTACGTCGTTTTTCGTGGCACTTGTGATGTTCATGCTTAAACATGCCTCTGATGAACAAAAACGTATTCAGATCCTGCTGAACAAAACGAGGGAGGAAATCGCTCGTGACCACATCACTCGTGCAGAAGTTCGTGCGGACCTTGAGAAGATTATGGAACGCTTTGATTCAGGCTTTGAAAGACTTGAAGCAAAAATTGATGCTCTCGCAAAGAAAGGATAAGTCCCATGAAAAAGAAATACGATGAAGGTGGCCGTATAGAAGTGCGGGGCAAAAAACCTTCACTTGCAGAACGCGCCGCAGGTATGGCAGAAACGGTTGATTTTGGACCTGTCGGGTCTGTTGCTAGGGCTGTAGGTATGGCGAAAGATCTAAAACAACGTAAAGCCCAAGATGACATTATTGCAAAAAGAAAATCGGCTAATGAACGACAAGAAATGGCACAACGTACTAAAGAACGTTTTGAGTCTGTAGATCCAAGCGAAGAACCATATAAAAAAGGCGGTAAAGTTGGTTCTGCCTCTAAACGTGCAGATGGTATCGCTAAGCGCGGCAAAACCCGTGGGAAGATGTACTGATGCCTGCCGTATCCGCAAAACAAGAGAAGTTCATGCAAGCTGTGGCGCATAGTCCCAAGTTTGCAAAAAAAGTAGGTGTCCCTCAATCTGTTGGTAAGGAGTTTACTGGTATGAAAAAGATGAACATGGGCGGCATGGCCGCAAGCAAGATGGGTGCTGTTAAAACTGCTGCCCCAAGTCGTGACGGTGTTGCTACCAAAGGTAAAACCAAAGGCAAGCAAATCAAAATGGCTGGTAGCGGTATGAAGAGCGGTGGCAAGGTCAAGAAAATGGCCTACGGCGGCAAGGCTTGCTGAAATGATGGCATCTCGCGGGATGGGGGCAATCTCGCCCTCAAAAATGCCCACTGCCAAGCGTAAAGCTAGGCGGGATGATACTGATTTCGATCAGTACGCTGAAGGTGGCAAAGTTAATGCGGCAGGTAATTACACCAAACCTGGACTACGCAAAAAGATCGTATCTCAAGTTAAAGCCGCAGCAACGCATGGCACAGGCGCAGGGCAGTGGTCCGCGAGAAAAGCACAACTAGTAGCTAAGAAGTACAAAGAAGCTGGTGGGGGCTACAGAGATTGAAAGCCCCGCAAAAGTCGCTGAAAGATTGGGGTGACCAGAAATGGCGGACGAAAAGTGGTAAACCGTCTAGCAAAACTGGCGAACGATACCTCCCGTCAGCGGCGATTAATGCACTTTCTCCAGCAGAGTATGCAGCCACTACAAAAGCTAAACGAGCAGGTAAGAGCGCAGGTAAGCAGTTCGTTAAACAACCGGCAAAAATTGCCGCAAAGACTGCGAGATTTAGATGACCACTAGCGGTTCAACCGACTTTAATCTTGAGTTCACCGACATAGCTGAAGAAGCGTTTGAGCGGGCTGGGCGTGAGATGCGCTCAGGTTATGACTTGCGTACGGCTCGTCGATCCATGAACCTCTTGACGATTGAGTGGGCGAATCGTGGCATCAATATGTGGACAATCGAGCAAGGTACTCAAAACCTTGAGCAAGGCATTGCAACATACGATTTACCCCTTGATACTATTGATCTTCTCGAACACGTTATAAGGACAGGAGCGGGGAATGCCTCTACGCAAGCTGACCTCACCCTTACACGGATTAGTGTCTCCACCTACGCCACAATCCCAAACAAACTTGCTCAAGCACGACCGATACAAATTTACATCAGCCGTAACTCCGGCGCTACGTACCCCTCAACTAGCACCTATTCCCCAAGTGCAACAGCCTACCCACAATTCACAGTCTGGCCTGTACCTGACCAAGGGACGTTAGCCTCTCCATATTATCAAGTCGTTTATTGGCGTATGCGCCGTGTGCAAAATGCGGGGGATGGTATTCAGACTCCTGATATGCCGTTCCGGTTCTTGCCTTGTATTACCGCAGGGTTGGCGTATTACATTGCTCAGAAGATTCCTGAAGGCACCCCACGTATTGATATGCTTAAAGCTGCTTATGAAGAGCAGTGGAACTACGCCGCTGGTGAAGATCGAGAGAAAGCTGCTGTACGATTTGTCCCTCGTAGGATGTATTTGGGTAATACTGGGAGCTTCTAATGCCCAATCAGTTTGCAGCGGGTAAATATGCTATTGCCCAGTGCGATAGGTGTAACTTTCGCTACAAACTAAAACAGCTTAAATCGCTGGTTATTAAGACTAAAAACGTCAATATTTTAGTCTGCCCTGAATGTTGGGAACCTGATCAGCCACAGTTGCAGCTTGGTATGTACCCTGTGTATGACCCACAGGCTATTCGTAACCCTCGTGTAGATTCAAACTCCTACAGACAAGCGGGTGTAAATGGGTTAAGAATTGAACCAATAAATGATGATTCTAGCCAAGATGAGATTGGTACGATTACAATGGGAAGTAGGATTATTCAGTGGGGTTGGAACCCTGTTGGTGGAGCAAGGTCTTTTGATGCTGCACTTACGCCCAATGATTTAGCCGCTCCTGGCCTTGTTAATTCAGTTACTGTTTCTTAGGAGTTTATGATGGATAAAGCAGACCTTAAACAAGATAAAAAGATGATTGCTGGTGCCGTGCACAAGCATGAAAAAAAGATGCACCCTGGTAAGCCTATGACTAAACTTAAAAAGGGTGGGCCAACAGGTATGGATATGCGTAAGATGGGCAGAAATATGGCCCGCGCACGTAACCAAGGAATGAAATAATGGCTAAGTACAGTATGAAAAAAGGCGGTAAAGAAGTTGGCCCTGCGTCAACTTACGC